TGTTAGTACCTATCGAGTGTAACGCGGGGATAGATGGGACGCAACTTGGGGCATTATGTCGCATTTTTGGCAAAACAAAAAGCGAACCTCCGAAGAGATTCGCTTACTATTCTGGGTGGTCAGGGGAAACGTAACTGTTTCACGTGGAACCCAGTAATACCAGTGTTTATAAGGCTTGTGGCCGTTCTAATCTAAGCCGTGGTTTTCTGTATGGTGTTCTTCTGTCGAAAACGGGCTTCGATTCGTGGTTTTCCGTGGTTTTCTCAAACCGTCTTCTGGGCCATGTAATCGGCCAGCGCGTTCGTCGCGGCCCGTTCTTCTTTTTCGCTAACGTGGGCATACGTCTGTAAAATTACGGTGGGGTCGGAGTGTCCGACGATCCGCTGAACCGCAGTGATCGGCACGCCAGCAATCAGCATGTTAGAGATTGCCGAATGACGAAAGCCGTGGATCGAGATACGCGGTTCTAGCTTGTTGTCGTCCATAATTTTACGCAGCCGCTTGCCTGGCGTATTCAAGCAGTGGTAGCCGTTCTTCGTGTTAGCAAAGACTAGCTGATGAGGCTGCAAGGTGTTATAGCCAAGCACAAGCATTCGCCGCCGCTGAACGTGACGCCATTCTTTCAGGTAAGCCATTGTTCCGGCGTCGATCGGCACGGTACGCTTTCCGGCCGCCGTTTTAGTAGATTGAATAATCTGTTTGCCACGTTCGCCTTGCGTTACCGTCTTATTGATCCGAATTGACCCGTCCTTAAAGTTCACGTCATCCCATTCCAACGCCAGTAGTTCACCCCGCCGACAAGCGGAGTATGCCAAGACGCGGAACATGATAAAGATGTCGAAGTCGTCGCGCTTGTCGATACAACTAAAGAACTTAGTGAGTTGTTCCCGCGTCCAAAAATTTTCGTCCTTATCGCCAGCGGGATCGTCATGCCGGGGCAACTTGATCCCCTTCGCCGGGTTATCCTTCATGTATTCCATTTCGACAGCGTAGTCGATCACAGCAACCACGTAGTTGTACCAGCGACGGTAGTTGGCCGTTGTTTCAACGAACCATTTTTTGACAGCTTCTTGAACGTCACGCCGCGTTATTTTCGCGATGCGCATTTTACCGAAGACTGGTAAAATATGATTGTCAAACATGCCAGCCGTGCGCGCCCACGTCGATTCGCGTACAGTGTCGATATACACGGAGTACCATTCTTCATACACTTCACGGAACGTCACATTCTTGGACGGTTCCGCCTGCAAGTCACCGTTGTTCACTGCTAGTTCTAACCTAGCAGCGACAAGGGTGGCTTTTTTTTGCGAGTCGATCCCTCGCTTAACCTTGTATTGCTTGCGCCCCGTCTTAGGGTTTACGCCCATATAGACTTGAACGCGATAAAGTACCTTTCCGGACTTCGTTTCATATTTGCTAATAGATGCCATAATTTTCTCCTATCGTCACGTCCTGGCAGGCGGTGCGATATAGAAAAGTTGGCGGCGCGGCTGGGCGCCATAATATTAGAAGTTTACTGATATCTATTTTATTATCGATCAACGTGATAATTACGTTTATACGTTAAAAATTAACTTGAACTAAGTGTAGATTTTCATTCAAAGACTTGTCTGGGGATAAAGGTATCGGGGCCTGTTCCAATGCATCAAGCCTAAACTTGTGCGTGTCTTTATCCTGGCTTAGGAGCAGCGGAAATTCAATTACTGTCTGCGGTTCATCCTTGTCTGCCCCAGCGATGGCATACGAAATCATTTGTACGTTCGCAATCGAAAAATCTTCGTGTTTTCCCGACGCCATAGCGTCAAACATAGCTTTCCAAAATCTACCGGTAATGGTAATTATCGCAGATTCTCTAAACTTCAGCATGAGTTCGCTTGCTCTTTTAATCGTAGTCCCGCCAGTCTCGGCAGTAGGAATAAAAGCTGCAACCATACCACTAAGTGACCTTGCCGCAGGAGAAAAGAATGGCGCTACGACGATCGCAAACTTCATCGGTGCCGTATCGTGCTCCCCGTACTTAATCTCTATTTGAAATTGAACTGCTGCACGGCTTGCATCGTCTGCGTCGTCGTTAGAAAAGAACAGTTGCGCCGGCTTTGCATCGTCCTTCTTAAAGTTGAAATATACTGCGTCCGTATCTTCATACAGAAAGTCAGAAATACCCACCTCAAAGTAACGAATTAAGGTCTGAAGTGTATCAAATTGAATCCCGGTCGGATTGTCTTTATACATTGTCGTCAACGTCGGGCGAGAAATACCAGTATCGTTTGAAATACGATTGATACTCAGCCCTTGCTGATCAACAAGTTCTTGAAATCGAGTTTTTATCATAGTAGCTAACCTCTATATGAACATTTGAGTATCAGTAACAAAATTATTTTAGCACATTCGCTTGACAAGTAAACGTCGATTTACTAATATGAACATGTTCAATACAACTAAATTAGTTTTGCTGTAAACCAAAGATTCACATTTCTAACGGAGGTGATCCAGATGCAAGCACAGGCAACCATTACACTACCAGCAGAGCTGACCGAACTGATCCATAGCGAAGTACGCCAGACCGTCGCGGAGATGATGCACGCGCAACCGAAGGCCCAGACCGACGCACCCGACTTCTTGAACTTGGGCCAGGCGGCCGACTTCTTGGGTATCAGCCGCGGAACCCTGACGAAGCTGATTAACCAAGGCGACGTCAAGGTGACGTTCATCGGCACGGCCAAGCGTATCAGCAAGGCGCAGCTTATCAAGTTCATGACGGACAAAGCAATCTAAAGAAGAAACGTCCTGGCAGGCGGTTCGACATGAACGTCGTTACTAGATCGGGGCATTGCCCCAGAAAGAGGTTTCTACTATGAAGGAAGATTCAACACGGTTAGACCGACTAGACCACGAGCTGGTCGGGTTGCTTGATACCATCAAGCAGAACGTTGAAACGATCACCGACGACAGCACCGTCACGATCGACGGCCAATGGATTCCAAATAGCCGGCTGGCAGTGATGACCGCCCGGCACTTGCTGCGGGTGTCGGAGATCCTAGCGATTTTTGAAGCGGAGGACGCCGACGATGACCAATGAGACGAACGCGGCCGACCTGTTACGCGGCCTTGTAATCCTGACCCACTCACTGCCGCCAATTCTGTTAAGACGACAAAAAGACCCGCAGCGCTGGCACACCGCAGGTCGAAAAACGTGTAAAGTGATTCTACTTAACATAATCATTTTACCGTTCTGGGGAATCATAATCAAGAACGGAGTGGAAAAATGAAAAACACTGAACGTATTGACTACCAAAATGAACTTTTTGAAATTGCTTGCGTGCTGAACAAGCAACGTAACATTCTTCTAGCGTTAGATGATGAACTAGACACCTTTTCGACGTTCGTGGACAAGTTCGAAAAAAGCGCAACCCACAACAACGAATTAGCCTTGAGCGCGCAAGCCGCGCGCGATTTTCCACGATGGAAAGCACTTCTATGCGTTGGCATTGAGATTTTAGACAGTGAAGTTAGCCCCGTAGTTGTCGAAGCAGGGCTTACAGAAGGTGGCAAATAAGATGCCGTCGCTATACGTGGGCAACGTCAAAAGCACGGCACCAATGCGGCAGATTGATATTCCTACCGACTACCTGACTTACTTCAAGACGTTTCACCCACAACAAGTCGCGGCTGCCACGGACAAGGCCGACAAGGATCGCAAAAAGCAGTACGTCTTAAATGGCGCTGTCGGCGGCGAAATGATCCCGAATAGCTGCCACAGCAATCGTAACACCGTAGGGCGCGACGTGCTGCCGCTGGACTTCGACCAGATCGCAGACGAAGGCAAGTTCTTAAAGGCCGTAGCGGGCAAACTTGACCCCCGGCGGATCGGGTACGTCCTATATAAGACATTCAGTTATCGCCCCGACAACGTGCGGTACAGGCTTTTGGTGCCACTTGATCGCATGGTAACGCGGCCAGCAGAGTACCAAGCCTTAATGAACGCCCTGGCGCGCGTGTTAGGGGCTGAACTAGACGAGGCTTCAACACCGTGGGGGCAAGTTTTCTTTTTACCAGTGCAGACGGAGCACAACGCCACCGACCTGATCCGTGTGCACGACGGCGACCCGCTTGTCGTTAGCGACCAACTCAAAGCCATTCTGATGAAGCACGACGATGCTGCTGCCACGCTGGCAAGGCCAACCGCCACATACCAAGCACCACGCCATAAGACGCCCCTGGGCTTTTCCTTGGATCGGATCGCACAAGGTACTGCCAAGAAGTCAGACTACAAAGACGTAAGCCGCTTCTTTACGAATATCGGCATGACCGAAGCGGAAAAATTCCGTTGGCTTGACTACTTCGACAGCATTCAGATCACCCCACCCGATCGGCGCAAGCCTAGCAACGTAGTAGACGACAGCTTTCGGCAACGGAAATACTGGGCTGACATGTTTACCACGATGATCGACGGCGCCGACGAAGGTGCAACGGTCGGCTACACGCAAACAGGCGACAAGCGCATGGCGAGGAACTACACAATGTTTAATTTCGTGTCATTCCTAACCGACCAGCACGTCGTTGCGGCAACCATTACCAGGTTCGCCAACGACCTGAACGATCGCAACCGGCCGCCGCTGCCACCGCATGAACTTAATGGATTATTCCTAAGCGTCAAGAAACGAATGGAGGCGAAGAACCACGCAAACGCAAGCAGACTTGCTTCAAGTCGTTCCGCCCGTCGATAAAGCCGAGTACGAAAAGCAGGCGAATGCACTTTTCGCCGATTATAACAAAGACGTCCAAAGCGAAGCCTGGTCGCAGAAACTGCACTACAAGAAAACTAGCGGCGACATTGAGCCGAACAGCCCCTTGAATGCCACGCTGATACTAACCAATGACCCTACTTTCGCCGACAAGTTAGCTTACAACGACTTCACCGGTGACGTGATGGTTACAGATAACAATATGGCGACGGACAACGCCACCTTGCAGGCCGACGAAGGCGTCGCCGATTCAACGCTGGCCGGGCAACTTCAACTGCTTATCGACGATGCTTGGAAGGTAAACTTTTCCAACGATATCACCACCAAAGCGATACTGTATTCTGCGCGTATGCACCGATTTAACCCGGTAGTAGATCGTATGGACGGAGCAGAAGCCGCATGGCGTGACGCTGGTAGAAAGCCCGTGCTTGATCGCTTCTTTATTGAAACGCTGGGCGCTGCCGATACCCCCACCACGGTACTAATGACACGATTGTTCTTCGCGGGGCTGATTGCGCGGGCATATGAGCCGGGTACTAAGTTCGACTTCATGACGATTCTATACAGCCAAAAGCAAGGGATCGGCAAGACTTGGCTGCTTAGTAAGATCGGCGGCGACTATTATACCGACGCGCTGCTGGATATGAAGAGCAAAGACGCCATTCAGATTGTCGCCCAGAAGCTGCTTGTCAACGACGACGAACTGGCCGTTATCACCGATCACAAGACTAACAGCTTCGCCGTGGTTAAGTCGTTCATTACGCGCCAAGCCGATGAAGTACGCCTACCGTACAAGCCTAATCTGGAAAAGTTCCCCCGCCGCTTCGTGCTGGCAGGCACTACCAACGAACGTAGCATTCTCAAAGACGCCACTGGATCGCGTCGCTTCAACGTCATTACGTGCGGCGTCGGCGAGATCACCCGGCCAGTGAAGCAGCTAATACCCGCCGATATCGACATGGTACTGGGCGAGGCAGTGGAACGCTTCAAGGACGGCGACGATCGGGCCAAACTGGTCACAACGCCAGAAGAACAAGCCATGATTGACGAAGCAAAGACCGTGTTCGAGGCCGTAGACGACACAGCGGAGCGTGTGAAGCTGATTCTTGGCGCAGAGTACCCCACCGGCTGGTGGAAGGCAGACAGAGCCACGCAGCGTACCCGCGTGGGGTTACTGCTTGACGGTCGGCCAGATGAAGACGACGGCACCACGATTAAGCTGGACCGCATTTCAATCCCGTGGCTGCTAGATATCGGGTTCAACCTTGACCACACCAAAGACGGCACGGCGCAGTACAGCCGACTTAAAGCCAAGCTGCGGGAAATTATGGACACAATGCCAGGCTGGGAGCCACGGCGGCACCTCAAACTGGGATCCTTCAACACCAGCGGATATATAAAAATTTAGCCTACCAGCGTCCTACCGTTTTGCCTACCGTGTTTATCCTTAGGGGCACAAGAGTTTAACCCACTTTGGTAGGCAAGTAGGCACGTTAAACCAATGAGTATAGAAAAGTTCATGAACAAAATAGGCAATGTGTTCATGACATTTACCTGGGGTATATGGAAAAAATTGCCTACCGTCCTACCAAAGTACCTATATCCTTAGAGCCACAAGGGCTAAACGTGGTAGGCATAAAGATAGGCTGGTAGGCATACTTCACAGCGAAAAGAGGTGGTAAACATGAGTATTCCAGTACACGTCTGTATGCACGGCGGTTGCCATACGATGGTGCCGTTCAATCGGCGCTTCTGTGATCGACACAAGCAAGACAGATCAAAGCAAGCAAGTCGAAGCGAACGAATGCAATATGAAGCTAAAGAGCTAGAGTTCTACAAGTCGACTGCTTGGACAAAACTATCAAAGTCGTTTCGTTTACGTTTTCCTGTTTGTAAATCATGTTTTCAACGTGGAATTATCCGTAAAGCTGAGCTGGTAGACCATATCCAGCCGGTCAAAACGCCTTATGGGTGGGAACATAGACTTGATGAAGCGAATTTACAGAGTTTGTGCTTAGCTTGCCACAACGCCAAGACCGCCCGGGAGGTAGCGCAACGGCACAGCCAACGCCCCAGTGATTGACCCCCGGCCCCAATTCTTTCAGCTCCTGAACGGACGGCCTCTTTTCTTCACAGGAAAAGCCAAAAAACGTGTTTCTGTATAAGAAATAAGTTATAATGTATTTATTAAAACTAATCGTATCAATTAGAAAGGAAGTAAGCTAATGCAAGGCAGACCATTAAAATCTGTAACCGATATGCGCGGCCACGTCTCAAATAACTTTAAAGCCGAACGTGCTGACGCCGAGAAGATGCTATTCGACTACGCGCCGCTGATCGCCCAGCCCCCGGCATGGCTTGATGATACCGCAGTCGCCGAGTGGCACCGGATCGTGCCGCTGTTGAAAGCCGATATTCCGGTCAGTGAGTTAGACGCCTCGATGATTGCTAGTCACTGTCAAGCCTACGCTGATGTGCAACACGCCGCTATCCTGGTGAAGAACGCTGGCATGGTAACCGATGAAGGCAAAGCCAACCCAGCGGTGAAGCAAGCCCGTGACGCCACTGCCCAGATGATCCGTATTGACGAACAGTTAGGGCTTAGCGTGTTTAGTCGTATGAAGATGCAAGTCAAGAACGGCGGCAAAAAGTCCGATGATCCATTTGCCAAACTGGTGAATAGCCAATGAATTACGCAACAGACTACACCGACAAAGTTCTATCTGGTGAGATCGTCGCCGGGGCCAAGATCAAGCAAGCCGCCCACCGTTATCGCCGCGACTTGAAAGCAAGCAAACGCAAAAAAGACCCGTGGCCGTATTACTTCAACGAAGACATGGCAAACAAAGCTATTAAGTTTTGCGAGATGTTGCCAGCACGCGACGGATCACCGTTAAAGTTAGAACCCTTTCAACGTTGGATTGTGTTCGAGTTATTCGGCTGGCGTGACAAGGAAACGAATAACCGGCGGTATGATCGCGCCTATATCAGTATGAGCCGCAAAAACGGTAAGTCGTTCTTAATGGCCGACCTAGGCGCGCTGTACTTGCTAATGGAAGATCGTCCCGCTATGAACCGTGAAATTGTCTTCACCGCTAACAGCAACCAACAAGCACACCTTGCGTTCGATATGCTGGCGAGCGGGTTACGTCAATTTAGCCGCGTGTCGCCCAGTGTACGGGAACGCTTGAAGATTAACCGCGACGAAGTGCTGGACATGACTACCGGCAGCAAAGCCGTGCCGCTGGCGTCCGACCTGCATAGCCTGGACGGATACCAAAGTGACTTGGCAATCATTGACGAATTCGCTCTTGCCCGATCCAAAGAGATTTACAACGTGCTGAAATCTGGACAGATTAACAGCGATAACAGTCTGCTGGCCGTCATTTCGACGACAGGCCCAAACGTAAGCAGTCCGATGCACGGCGAATACAAGTTTGTGTCGAAGGTGCTCACTAACAAAGAACAGGCCGACCGGTATTTTGTCGCCATCTGGGAACAAGACAAAAAGAAGGAAGTCGACGACCCAACGACATGGGAAAAATCTAACCCGCTTCTGTCTAACCCTGATCGCGCCAAGACGATGCTGCCAAGCCTGCAAGCCGACGTTGACTTAGCGAAGAAGCAAGACGGTTTAGCCCCGATTCTGGTTAAGAACTTCAACATGTGGCAACAGGCCCGCAGTGACAGTTATATCAGTACCGAAGACTGGGAAAAAGCCACCGTCGAGCTGCCAAACCTGACCGGCAAAGACGTGTATATCGGCGTCGACCTATCTAAGTCGTCCGACCTGACCGCCATTTCGTGGCTGGTGCCATACGACGGCAAGCTATACGCCAATTCATTCAGCTTCGTGGGCACGAAGTACGGCGGCATTGAAGACAAGTCCAAGCGTGACGGGTTCAACTACCAAGAAGGCGCAGCCCGTGGCGAGTGTAGCATTACCAAGCTAGACAGCGGCATGATTGACTATAACGAAGTGTTATCTTTCGTGCTTGACCTGATCGAGACAAACGACTTCAACGTGAAAGCCGTCTGCTATGATCCCTGGTCATTCGCTTATCTGTTACCAGAGTTTGAAAAGCGCGACATGCCACTGGTGGAAGTACGGCAAGGACAGCGAACGCTGTCAATTCCGACCACACGCTTTCGTGAAGACTTATTCAACGGCAAGGTTGTTCATGCTGAAAACAGCCTACTGGCCTACGCTGTCGGCAACGCTATTCTACGTTACGATGCCAACAACAACCCAATGATTGACAAGGCCAGAAACGCCACGAAGATCGACCCGATTGCCGCTTTAATGAACGCCTACACGATTGCAATGGATCACTACACCGAAAAGGAAACGGAGGCGGCAGACAATGAATTTTATACGTCTGATCGGTTCGGCTTTTAACACTCAAACCGTGCTGCTACTAGTCGGCTTGGCGCTGGTCGTTGCCGGTGTATGGTACTTGCTTGGCTTAGGTTTTGGACTGGTTGCGCTAGGGCTGGCGCTGATTGCTATCGCGCTGCTTATCAACCAAAACACCAACGAAGGGAGGTGAGAAAATGGGATTCTTTACTAACAACACCGCCCAGCCGCGTGAAGATAATTCTGAACCGTTCCTTGACGCCGTTATCAGCATGACAAGCAACGATTCAGGCGTGTACGTCGGAGCGGGTGCACTACGCAATTCTGACGTGTTTACAGCCGTTCGAGTGATCGCCGGGGACTTGGCAAGCAACCCAATCGAGTACGGCGAAGCGCGCTTATCTGGACTGCTGAACATGGCCCCGAACAAGAACATGACCGCATACGGTTTCAAGTTTGCACTGGCGGCGAATATGCTGCTTAATGGCAACGCGTTCGCACTGATCCAACGGAACAACAGCCAACAAGTGACTGACCTGGTGCTGGTACCAAACAGCCAAATGGTTGTAAAGCTAGACGACGCTACCGGTGCAGTGACGTACACCTACACGCCGCCAGAAGGACATGCAAAACGCCTAATCCCAGATGATGTGCTGCACTTAAAGTGCTTCACGAAAGACGGCTACACGGGTCTATCGCCCTTGTATGCGCTACGTGACGAAGTAGCAATTCAGAAGACTGGAAACGGCCTACTGCGCGGCTTCTTCAAAAACGGCGTACAAGGGACTGGCCTGCTGACCGTCGACAAGTCCAACCTGGACGCCGACGCCAAAGACGCGATTCGCAAGAAGTTTGAGGAAGCCAACAGCGGCAGTAATGCACTGCGAACTATCATTCTTGATTCAAGCATGACCTACAAAGCACTGGAAGTTAATACCGACGTGCTGAAACTGGTCAACTCAAACGACTGGACAACGCGCCAGATTGCCAAGGCGTTCGGCTTGCCCCCTGAAAAGCTGGGCGTCGAAAATGAGCACTCAAACACGGAACAGTCGAACGTGGCGTACCTTCAAAATACACTGGTGCAGTATTTCGCGGCGTTTACCAGTGAGCTTAACGCCAAGCTGTCGACCGGTGACAAGCGTTTCACGTTTAACACCGATCAACTGTTTAGTGCCGATCCGGCGACTATGCAGAAACTGGCAGTTACAGGGCTTCAAGGTGGCGTTTATACCACCAACGAGGCCCGCGCAAAGCTGGGACTGCCACCCGTAAACGGTGGCGACGCTGTAATGGCGTCACTGAATTATACCCCGCTGGATAATATCCGGCAGTACCAAAATAAAACACAAGGAAGTGAGCCAACTAATGGAGAATGATACAGAAAAGCGCCTGAACCCCGATGCTGACTTGACTGTCGATCAACCGACCAAAGCAGACGACAGCAAAGTCGAAAAGGATACAGACGCACAACAAGAGAATACCACACCTAAGCACCTTTCGGGGTATGCAGTAATCTTTGACAAGCCCAGCCGCGATTTAGGCGGATTTACTGAGGTGATTGATCCCAAGGCGTTCGAAGGCGTAGACCTATCAGATGTTTACTTGACCAATAACCACGACATGAGCCAAGTTCTGGCAAGTACAAAGGCCGGGACATTGAAGCTAACAGTTGACGATAAAGGACTGGCATTTGATGCCACCTTGCCAGATACCACCGTAGCAGCAGACACCGCTAAGAACGTGGAAGCTGGAAACATTAGCAACATGAGCTTTACATTTATTAACGCTAAAGATGGTGACGCGTTCACCCGTGGTGATGATGGTAAGGTGACGCGCACAATTAAGGCCATTAAGTCATTAATTGATGTAACGCTTGTTGCCGTGCCAGCATACAACGACACTAACGTAAAAGTAAGCAAGCGCAGCCTAGAAATGGCACGTGCTGAAGGTGATCCAGTTCAGACGCCAGAACAGAACTTACCAAAAACAGAAAAGCGAGGAATTGATAACATGGAAAAGACTATTATTGACGGTACCAACACCGAAACTAGCGCATACGAAGACTTCATTCGCAGCCACGGCGAACAGCGCGACGGTTTGACCACTACCACCGCCGGGGCCGTTGTACCCAAGGAAGTCATTAACGACGTGATGGACTTGAAGCAAGCCACCTATGACCTTGCTAAGTACGTCACTGTAAAACAGGTCGGCACCCCAGTCGGCACCTATCCCGTTGCCCTGGTAAACAACGGGACGCTGGCAACTAAGGAAGAGCTTGCAGAAATTGGCGACGTTGACGCTAATCTGTTTAAGGGTGTCGACTACAAGGTAGCCACCCGCGCGGGCAAGATTTACCTGTCCGACGAACTGGTCGAAGATTCAGAAGTTAATATCGTCGCCGAAGTTAAGGCCCAGTTGAAAAAGCTGGTCACTAACACCAATAACAGCGAGATTGCGAAGCTACTTCTGACCTTCAAGAAGATCACCGCCGCAACTATGGACGACTTGAAAAAGGTGTTCAACGTCGAACTTGATCCGGCGCTGTCCTTGTCCGTCCTGACCAATCAAGACGGGTTCAACTACCTAGACACCTTGAAAGACAGTGAAGGCCGCTACTTGTTGCAACCGAATATCACGGCACCTTCTGGTAAGCAGTTGTTCGGCGCGCCAGTGATCGTTATCAGCAACAAGATTCTAGCAACGCCTACAAGTGGTGCGTTCCCGTTGGTTGTCGGCGACTTGGCACAAGCCGTATTCTTGGCGCAGAAGAACCAGGTCGAAACGAACTGGGAAAAGTTCGACAGCTACACGCAAGGGCTGGCCGTTGTGATCCGCAGTGATTATGAGGTGATCGACGAAGACGCTGCGCGCTACGTTGAATTGACCCCCAAGCCTGAAGCGGCTGCCACCACTGAACCAGCAGGTAAGTAACAGAATGGGCGGGAAACCGCCTTTTTTTGATAGGAGGGAAACCAAGTGACAGTTACAGTTGATGACTTAAAAAAATCCTTGCGCATTGACCACAGCGAAGACGATGCGCTTCTACAAGCGTATCTTACAACAGCACAAGCCTATGTGATCGGCGCGATTGACCAGAAGTTGACAATAAACGACTTTACCGATGAACCACGCTTTGACTTTGCTACTTCATTGCTTACACAACACTGGTACACTAACCGAGGCGTTGACGGTGCCGAGTATGTACCCGCCAGTGTGGTCAGCATGATTCAGCAACTTCGAGGTGTCGACTATGGCAATCGTTAATCGTGTCGACCAGCTTAACGAACGGATCGCATTGTACAGCGTTAGCATGGGAAAAGTTAACGGCGTGCCAGTCAGCGACATGCGCACGGATCACTTCAAGACTTGGGCAATGGTACGCAGCCAGTACCTGAACGAGATCGCCACGAACGCGGGTGGCATGCTTGAAGACACAATCACCTTCGTTATTCGCTACGATCAACCCGAGAAAATCATGAATACTTGGCGCGTCGAATGGCAAGGAAAACAGTATAATATCGTCAAGCTAAACCCCGATACAGCAGCTAAAAAGTGGACGACAATTATATGCAAGTTGGTTGAATAACTATAATCAATAGATTATAATTAATATAGTCCTAGGCAACAAGCGGGCTGACCGTTTTAACCGACGCACGGCTTAGCTAACCGGTGGCGCATTTTACAGACCCAAATAATCTAACCGTAAATAGTTATGGAAGAGGCGAATACCTTCTTTCCACTTTACGGTGTGATTGTGGTGATATCGCGTTTCTGATAATCAAGGTCTAAAGTATTAGAAATCTGAGCGTTATTACTCTCCTTTGGAAGGGCACCGGTAAGCAGTAGCCGGTGCCTTTTTTGATGCTGTCAGCGTGATTCTGGTGCGAGTTCGCCCGCTTATACGGGTAACTGATCGCCAAACGCACACACGACGGCATTAAAATAACCGTCCCATGATCGGGACGGCCACCGCCTGCCAGTAACTAGTTTTCGTGGTTTTCTCCCAGTGGTTTTCGGAGTGTTCTGCATGGTGTTCTTTTCGTACTAAGCCATGCGATACGGTGAGAGTTTCGAGCAATAAAATACCAGTGTAACGGGCTTCTTGAAAGCCTACCACACTGGTAAAAAGTGTTATTATGGGTGGTCAGGGGATCGAACCCTGGACCCACGGATTAAGAGTCCGTTGCTCTGCCAGCTGAGCTAACCACCCATGCCTTAACGACTTAACTATAATACCGGGAATCACCCCACTTTGCAAGCCGT